ATGTTGTGTGTCATCTGCCCGCCGGGATTAAACTGCGGCAAATTCGGAGTTGTCATTTGCTGTTCCTTACACCAGTACGAAAAGTAAGCACGCGCTCAGGTCCAAGGCATCCCCATTGGTCCCTGGGGCGGTGCAGCGCAGTTCAATCGCGTCGCTCCAAGCCACGTCGTAATTCGAGGTGGAGATGGCCACCGCCGAGCCGTCCACCCAGGCCCCGGCAGTCGAAAGCTGCAACCCCGCGTTACTGTCTTGCGTGGATACGAGGTTTCCGGCCACCTTCATGTTCAGCTTCGGCTGAGCCGCGCCGGTGTCCGCCGTCTTGTGCGTGGCGGAAATCGCCACGAGATAAGCGGCTGACCTTCGCCAGCGAACATACTGATTCCCCTCTGCGGCAAGAATGTCCTCGGCGTTGTCGGCGTAGGTTCCGGCAACCTTCAGGTCCATCGCAACCACTTGAGCCGGGGTTCCGATTTCCAAAGCCGTGAGGTCGTGGCCTACATCCAGTGGAGCGCCGGCCACGGTCATCGAGGCATTGGCTGAGACGGCCGTGATGATGCCGTAATAGGTTGTCCCGTTGTAGGTGTAGCGCACCGGCCTTCCTACGGCGAGGTCGCTGGTGTCGGAGAAGGTCACGCTGGACGTGCTCGCTGGCGTGGCCGTGTATTTCGTACCGGAAACGGTCGTCCATGACGGTTCAGTGCTCGCAGCGACGATGTAATCCGCCAGCGCGCTGAGCGCTGTGTACGTTGCCACCCCGCCCTGCGATACAAGCAGCTTGTCGGTATCGGCCAGGGCCGCCTGGGAAAGCGTTTCGATGTAGGTCGCCGCGCCCGCCAGGATCACTTCTCCCACGTCATCGACCGTCGCCTTCATCGGCACGCCCGACTGGCAGACCAGCAGATCGTCGGCGGCCTCCACCGTGGCGGAGTCGAGCCCCGAAATATCGAGCACGTCCGCTTGCAGGCCAGTCAGTAGGAATGTCTGCAACTGACTGATAGCGGCTTCCTTCTTCGTGCCGCTTTGGTCGATCAAGAACGTGTCGGTGGCGGCGACTGATGCGGCAGCGCTTGCGCCCCACATCGTCGCCTCAACATAGGTGGCGATTTCCAGGCCGGTGCAATACTTCGGAGCGCCTGAGACGAGGATGTAGAACTTGTCAGTGGCGAGGAGCGTCCCAGTATCAGACAGGCCCGCGACGTAGGTGGCGAAGTCCGCGTTTAACTTCGTCTCCAAGGCCGTCAGCGTGGTCTTTTTGCCGACGCCGGATTGCACCACCAAATAGTTGTCGGTCGCTCCTAGAGTTGCTGTATCCAAACCGGAAATGTCCAGCACGTCCGCTTGCACTCCGTCCAATACGAACGTAGCCAAGGCGTCCACCGTGGTCGTCTTGCTCACTTCGCTGCGGCCGATCACCAATTCGTCGCCAGTGTTGATCGTTCCAACGCTGGTTTGGCTCCAGGCTTGAGTGAGAACGTAGGCCACGATGTCGGCAATGTCAGCCGTCTTGGCGACGGAACTGCGGTAGAGCGTAAACTTGTCGCTGGCCGCAACCGGGCTGACTGCGGAACTGGCCCCCAGTGCCGCCAGCACGAAATCAGAAACGGTGTCCACCGTGACGGTCTTCTGCACGTCCGACCTCTGACACACCATCACGTCCGTACTTAGAGCGGGATCGACCACGCTGGCATCCCAGGCGGAGTCGATAACCGCCGCCCCGATTTCTGCCAGGAAGTAAGCAGCCAGGGTATCTGCGTTCACGTACTTCGGAACCCCGCCCTGGATCGAGTAGAGCACGTCGCCATCGACTACCGCGGTGTTTTCTGTCAGGGCGGCGACGTAGGTAGCGAAGTCCGTCCAGAGCTTCGTTTCCAAGTCCTCCAGCGAGACCTGTTTCGGCGTCGTCGTCTGGCACACGACGAACAGATCAGTCGCTCCCAGTGTGGCCGCAGCAAGCCCCGACAGGTCGAGCACGTCTGCCTGAATCCCATCAAGTACGAAGGTTTGCAGGTCGTCGGCCGTGATCGTCTTCGCCACGCCAGAACGCTCAATCACCACCAGATCGCCGGTCACGATGGAGTCAACGACGGTCGAATCAAATGCCCGTTCCAGGGCGTAATCGGCCACGTCGTCCAAGGCGAACGTCTTGATCGTCCCTGCCCGGTCCCCGTGCAGAATGTCCCCGGTCGTCGGTGTCTCGGCAGTGGCCGCGACTTGAGCGGCGTTGATGTACGTCAACAGCAGAGCGGGAGTCACGTAAAATGGCGTCGTGTCGATGACGGGGATTTTCTCGGAACCGCCGATCGTATCGACCGTGAGCGACCCTACAAATTCGCTGAACTTTGGCATCTGTTCGTGCTCCTACGTTGCGGATGGGCTGCTCGACGCCGACGCCGATGGAGTGCTCGATGGCGAGGCCGAAACTGAAGTCGATGGCGAGGCCGAAACTGAAGTCGATGGCGACGTGGAGGGTGATATGGACGGGCTGGCGGAAGGCGTGCTCGACACCGACGAAGATATTGAAGGACTGGACGATGGCGTTCCCGAAGGAGACGAGGATACCGAGGCTGAAGGAGACGGACTGCTCGACGGCGAACTCGACACCGACGCCGAGCGTGACGTGGACGGACTGCTGGAAACTGAGCCAGAGGGTGACGATGACGCGGACGGGCTGCTGGACGCCGTGGCAGACGGCGAAGCGGACGTGCTTTTCGACGGGCTGCTGGAACGCGATGAGGAAGGCGACGGAGTGCTCGATGAACTCGCCGAAGGTGACGCTGAAGGGCTGTGCGACGGGCTTGCGGAGAGAGACGACGACGTAGAACTGGACGGCGTGCCTGAAGGCGATACCGACGCGGACGCTGACGGTGACGAGGAAGCCGAGCGCGACGGACTGCTTGACCTGGAGGCTGAGGGCGAATGCGAAGGCGAACTTGATCGTGAAACCGATGGCGACGAGGATTTGGAGGACGACGGCGAACGAGACGGTGACGAGGATGGCGTTACGGATGCCGAAGACGAAGGCGAAGTTGAGGGAGAGGCTGACACGGAAGCCGAAGGCGACGTGGAAGGCGAAGCGGACGGGCTGCTCGACTGAGACACCACGCCGCCCGGAACTACCCCGTCGTCACCGCCGCGCCATTGTCCTGATCGTGCCATTTCAACTCGTCGTATCGAACATCATGCTTTCAAAGGCCCACTTGTCCGTGGATTGCAACCACAGACAACACCAGATTCCCCGCACTCGCGGATAGACCATGATCGACCGCCCGGCCTTCCAGTTGCCGCTCTGTTTTACCAGGCTCGAATAGCTCGCGCCGCTGCGGAAGGACTCGATGGCCGTCTTCGCGTTATCGGCCGCTTCTTCCGCCGTGTCCCCCGTCAGAATGCGCCAGTTGACCTGTCCGCCACCGGCCGCAAGGCTGGCGTGCAGATTTATCATGCGGCCATAGAACCCTTTGATTCCCAGGCGGATCGGGCCGAAGACGACGTGCGATGTAATCGCCGCGCCATCGTCGTTGTCTCCAGTGACTTTGCGAATGTAACCGTCCCCACCGGCCAGCAGCAGTTCGCCGTCGTGCTGGCAGACCACGCGGGGAGAATGGTTGTCCTGAAGCCACGTTGGCCAGAACGCTTGCGGAACGGTCTCGTAAACCCAGTGGGTGTCACTTCCGCCTGCGGTGCGGAGATAGATGTGAAATGCTCGCCGGTCCTGCTCCCAACCCAACGAAACTGTCGTCGTGCTCGTGTCGATGTCCCGCAGTTCGTCGGGAATCGCGTTCAGCGTCAGGGGCGTCAGGCCGGAGCCATCAGCCTGCACCTGATACAGCCCGTCTTCGGACAGAAAGATGATCGTGCCATCCACCTTGACCCAGGCTTTAGAACCGATGATCCCCACCGTTTCGGAAATCCTGCGCAAAGCTCCGCTGGTCGGGTCGCCCTGAACCACCCACAGACTGCGGGCCGTGGCGCAGATCAGGTAGGCGTCCATGCACGGAATCATCGCCGTGGGCCTCGCCCCGACGTCGGCGCTCAGCGCCAGTTGAAATGGAATCGCCCGTTGCTGGTCAGAGAAATCAACCCCGAAGTCGAAGTCGCCGTAAACCCCCTGCCGGCTCATGTAGATGGCGTTATCCTGCCCGGAGAGACAGAGCCGGTCGCGGTAAATCGCCCCGAACGTGCAACTCGTGGGAATCGTGCCGGCACTGGCCGCCAGGCTATCCACCTGCCCGGTCTTGGGGTCGATCTTGGTGACTCCGCTGGTCGTCACCGCGAACACCTTCTGCTGGCCCGCGACGAGAAACCCAGTGGC